GTCTTATATAATTTTGTTTCAGATGGGTATAGGACTTGGCTTTGGGTAGTGCTTGTAATCGGAAAACGACTAAACACATTAACTTCAGTTCTTAAAAGAACTCTGTAGGGGTCATTTTCAATAGTCTGCACATTTCCATTACCCCAATCTATCACGATTTGGGTTGGAATTATCTCTTGATATATATTTTCAAAATTTAAAATAACATTTGTTACATCCTCCACATTTTGGGTTGAAAGTGTGGTGGAATATGATGTAGAGTTAGATGATAGTGTTATAGTATAGGTGTTCATATTACAATCTCCTCATTTACGATTTGTGTACCATTAGACGATAGGAATATTGTCAACGTTGAGGCAAAGGATGACAGGAAGGTGTTAGTTGTCTTGATATTGGATAGATCCAATCCACGCTTATCTATAAATTCCACATCGGGATTGAGTATCCAATCGTAAGACACAATCTTTGGAAAGTAGTTATGGTCTTTTAGAACAAGAGATATATTGAAAACATTATTCACCTTTGAGTATGTCAACTTAGGAGTATCTGCTGCAATGTATTCCACCAATTCACCAGTCAATGTAAAATATTCAAGATTTGTTGTTGCTGTTGGGAACAATAGATAGTTCTTGAAGTTGATAGGATCGAATTTATAGATTTTTGGAAAGACTCGGAAATCTCCATCTATAAACGACCCTGTTGCCGATACTGTGCAGTAATAGACACTATTATCAACTTTAAATCTGTTTGAGATTTTGTTGAAGTTGTCGATATTGTGGGTATAACTCTTAGACCCAACGATTGGTTCTTTGAATTGACCATCAGCGAAGTTAATCTTTTCAATAACAAGATAATTATCAGTTTCAATTATCATGTTGTCATAAATGACCTCAAACTTTCTAATACCACCACTCAACTCATTGACGATAGCAACGGAGTGTCTATCAGTAAGGTATGGCAATGCGCTGAGAAGAGGAAGAATCGACTTGTCATAAGAATTCTTAATGTATATATCTCCCTCAAGAGCATTATAGGTGGATTGTGGTATTAGTCTAGTAGAACTGTTGCCATCCATATCGTCAATATAGAGACTGTTCTGTGTTACTCCGAAACTTTGAAGGTTATCGTAGAATGATCCACAATCAATAACTCCAAAGGCACTTGTTTTTGGGAAGGTTAAGAAGTTTGCAGTTAGAGATGGGTAGAGAGGATCAAGTAATGCTCTTTGAAGAGGACTGATAGCATTGACTCCTCCTTCCAGAAGGGTAGTATAATAAAACTCATCAGTTGATAGTTCAAATGCTGATAGATCAGAAGATACGGGATCTGCATATGCTGATAGGTTTGGTTTAAGTATAAATCCAGCATCTATAAATCTTTCGGTCTTTAACAGATGTGCTTCTGTTGCAGGAATGATGGGATAGTATGGATCAAACTTACCGAATGATAGAAATAGATCAACATCGGCTGTGGTGAAGAATCCTGTGTTTGTGGAAAGACCACTTCTAATAGTTTCAGAATAAGTTACATCATCTTCAGTGAAGTAGTTGAAATTATAACCCTCATTATAAAATTCATCGAAGAACTCATACCCATTAAATACTAGATTGTAAGTTGGAGGAGAGTTTGCATCAACATTGACAAAGTATCTATCAAACCCATCTTTGAATAGTCCGTAAGAGTTTCCATATATGTCCTTTTTGAAATCTGCGACATATCCAGAGTTAAAGATAGAGTTTAGATATTTCCTAACATTTGGGTCCAATCTAGATGTGTAACCATAGTATTTTGTATCAAACTTACTACTATTTGGATGGTTCTTACTTATTCCAGAACTTGTGTTTCTTTTTAATTTGGAATCATCGACTACGAATTGGAATATTGGTAGATTGTTGCCAAATATTTTTGGATCTGGAAAGAAGTAAAGAGAGTTTGGTTCAAGATTTCTGGAATTGATTACATACTCTTTATTGACCCCATCAATCATCACAAATGAAGTATTAATAGGTCTGAAGAACCCACGCTCCATTCTATTTTCAAAACTATCCCTTGTGGTTGATGCAGTAGTTGGATAATTTCTGTTTATGAAATTCTTAATGGTGTTTTGATTGTCAAACAACTTACCTGAGAGGAAGGTAGTTCCTGTAGAACCTGTGGATAGGTAATAGAAACTGGTTCCCATGTATTTTTCTGTAAGTTTTCTCTTATTATCAAAAAGCTCGTCAACTTCTTTGATTCTTTTAAGATCTTCCGAAAATCCAGAAAATACTTCATTGATGAGAGTGGCATTATCCTTTAAAAAGATGTTTAACCCATAATCCAGATCCTTATTATCGTAAACCGTTTCATCTGGTTCTTGATTAAAGTATAGGGGGTGAATATCGTAAAGTTCTTCAATTTCAATTTCAAGATTGGCTTTGACGGAATCCAAATCGATGTAGATTTGGCTTTCTTCGATGTTGTCGATATATGAGAGGACCAACTCTTTTATGGTTATTTCCGAACCATAGTTGGTTCCCTTCATCTTATTGGCAGTTATACGAAACTTAGCATTGTTTCTCTTATTGTTATAAAAGAGACACAGTTCCTTTAATTTTCTGCTATAGAATCCCAAGGCTATCTCCAAGTCCAAAGGATCATCAAAATCAATCTTGGAAAGGAATTCCTTCTCTTCAAGGGTGGTGTGTTTTAGAACAATATCCTTAAGGAATTCCTTATACTTACTTACAATAAGGTCTTTTTCAGAATCCCCCTTACTTTTGTTGTAATTATTCCAATCTGTTAAATAAGCGTTGTAATAATTCTGTAAACTATCAGGGGAGAAAGAGGTATTAATGATCTTAATGAAATCTAGGAATGCAAACGGGGTTCCAACATCCAATGCGTCTTTTTTGTCTACGCTAGGATTGGTGATAGATTTTGGAACCTCTGGGAAGCCTAATTGTAATGAGAATGCCATTACTATTATTTAGAAAGGTAGCACTCCACATCAATGTATTTGATTGATTTTATCAAAAATTGTCAAGGCTCTTAAATAAAAGTTGCAAAATGGAAAGTTGGAGTAAATAAAAGAAAATGAACGCAAAAATATTAAAAAAGCTAGTGGAAAAGGAAGAAGCTCTTATGGATTGTGCCTATAGTATTAGGGATTACCTAGATTCTACGGAGGATGAGGAGCTATCTTATATGGGTTCCCAATTTTGTGAGGCTCTTTTAGAGTTTATCGAATATAATAATACAATGTCTATTAATGATATTAAGGACTATTTAAATGAAGAACTGTCCAAGTAAGATACTAATTCTGGGTAAAGGTTATATAGGAAATCATTTATATAACTTTTTAAAACAATCCTGTGATGTGGAGATTGTGGGTAGTTCCGATCTTAATTATCACGATGTTCATGCGTTGAGGTATTATCTTTGTAAGAACCAGATAGAAACTGTTATTAACTGTTCAGGCTTCACAGGAAGACCTAATGTGGATGAAGCTGAATCTAGAAAGGCTGAATGTTGGGAGTTAAATGTAAATTCTCCCCTAAGAATTACTTCCATGTGTAACAGTATTGGTGTTCGTTACATTCACATCTCTTCAGGGTGTATTTTTACTGGTTACGATAAGAAGTTTACGGAAAAAGACGATCCAAACTTTGGATTGTTTGATTATAGTTCATTTTACAGTAAAAGTAAACATGCTTATGAACTAGGATCTAAACACATGAGAGTGGAAGTGATAAGATTAAGAATGCCTATATGTAATGATCTTAATAGTGGTAGAAATTATCTGACAAAGATTATGAAATATCCAAATCTAGTGGACTTTCTAAATTCTAAGACCTATGTTCCTGATCTGTGTGAATTCATTGGTAAATTACTTCAAACCAAACTATATGCCACAGGACAGATCATCTATAATGTGGTAAATGGCGAACCTCTTACCACAAAAAGAGTGATTGAAATTCTTAATGAGAATAATAAGGGAAACTGGCCAAAACTAGACCCAAATTGGGTAAACATTGAAGAGTTGAAAATAGCTGCTCCCCGAAGCAATTGTGTACTTGATAATTCAAAGGCCAATGCTATATATTGTTTACATACCGAAGAAGAAATTCTGAAGATGGTGTGTGATTACAATAATTCATTATGAAAGGCATTATTTTAGCAGGAGGAAAGGGAAGTCGTTTATATCCATTGACTTACGGTATCAGTAAACAGTTATTACCTGTTTATAAACAACCCATGATTTATTATCCATTAAAAACCTTAATAAAGATGGGTATTAAGGATATATTAATAATTGTGGCATCGAATGAACAATTAAATCTATTTAAACATTATTTTGAGGGTAAGAATTTTGGGGTCAACATTCAATTTATAGTTCAAGAGAATCCAAATGGTCTTCCCGAAGCATTTATTTTAGGAGAAGAGTTTATAGGTGATGATGATGTTACTCTAATTCTGGGGGATAATGTGTTCTTACTGGATGATGAAATATATAAGTTTTGTATGCCTAATACCATCGTGACATATAAGGTTAAAAATCCATCTGCATACGGTGTGGTGACTTTCAACGAGTGGGGTAGAATAGATCAGATCGTTGAAAAGCCTAAAGATTTCATCAGCGATCAAGCAATTGTAGGGCTGTATACCTTTAACAATAAGGTGGTTGAGATTGCAAAGAAACTCAAACCATCTAGCAGAAAAGAACTGGAAATCGTTGATTTAATTAGAGAACTAGATGAAACAGATTATGTGGATGCTGTGGAGTTTGGAGGAGTCTGGTTTGACTGTGGTAATCATGACGATTTGCTAGAGTGTGCAGAGTTTATTCGCGCCCTTGACAAACGCGCAAACTGTGATATATTCCTTGAAGGATGACACAGTATAAAAATCTCTGGATTGAAAAATATCGCCCAAAAACCCTTGAGGATCTTTGCATTTCTGACGATATTAAGGGGTTAATAGTTGGATGGGGAGATGATATTCCCCATTTGCTTTTGATAGGTCACGCAGGAGTTGGAAAAACCACTCTTTCTAGAATTTTGGTGGAAGATTTACTGAAATGTGACTTTTTGTATATCAACGCATCTGATGAAAATGGTATTGATACCATTCGCAACAAAGTTACAGGATTTGTTCAAACTAAGAGTTTGGATGGTAATCTAAAAGTGGTGATTTTGGATGAGGCAGACGGGTTGACCATTGATGGACAAAAATGCCTTAGAAATCTGATGGAATCTTATGCCAATACCGCAAGATTCATTCTAACTGGCAATCATAGGCACAAGATTAGTACTGCCCTTCAGTCTAGGTGTCAAAGTTTGGATCTTAGACCTGATTTAAGAAGTGCCGTTGGTAGATGCTTACATATATTAGACAAGGAAGGCATCAAGATCAATAAGGAACAAGCACAACAGGTTGTTGACCTTGTTAAACAGAATTTTCCCGATCTTCGTAAGTGTATCGGGGAATTGTCCAAGAACTGTGTGGGGGGAGTGTTTAAACTGGTCAAGAAGGAATCTACTGACGAACTTCTTAACCTGATTTGGAAAAACTTAAAGAGTAAAAAAGGATTAGATACTAGAAAGTATCTTATTGAGAATGATGCCCTATTTAACTCTGATTGGGATCAGCTTTTGACCAATCTTTTAAACTATGTGTATGTTCAAAGGATTGAGGATGCCAATAAAAAGGCTATGGTAATCACCATAGCCGATTATTTAGATAAAACTACTAGAGTTGCAGATAAAGAGATTAATTTCTTTGCCTGTATTCTTTCTCTAGAAGATTATGCTTGATTTAGAGTTTTTTCGTATAACTCTGCCATCTTTTCATTATCACGGGTAATTCTTACGGATTCCCCTGCTAATTTTAATTGAGTTGGAGTATTTTTACCATTTCCCTTGTCAGTAACACGGGTGATGTTCTTTTCATCTGGCTTATACTCTTCAGCTTCAAATTTAGTATACTTGCTGTCATCCCACTTAAATTGGTCAGGAACCTTTGGAGTGGGATTGTTAGGATCTTCAAGATCGATCATGTCAGGAGCAACTGCAATCGTTCCAAAGTGTCTACCACCGTGATCCCCTGCGATTGTAATAACAACATCGTTAGCAAGCTTAGGATTTACCGAAATGGAGTGGTTGTCTACTCTGGTTCCGATTTGAACCACTTTAATGTTTAGACCACTGTTTGCCAGTTCATCCAATTCCTGTTTCATCAAGGAAGGCATAGCTTTATAAGTTTCAGAAGATTTATAGTCAGGTCTGAACTTAATAATATCACCCGGAAGATAACCTCCTACATTATATCTGGAGATTACAGCCTCGTAAATTGCATCAAATTTTTTTCCCATGTCTATATTTAATAAAACAACCCGGATTATTTGGTATTTTTCGGTTTATGGGGGTCATATAGATAAATAATTTTGTGAGTATTAAGATAAAATCCCTAAAACCTGTAGCCTTGACGGAGCAAACTCTGAAGAAGGACTATCTGTATAAGGATATTCAACTGGATATTAACCAGAATGTTTACATAAATAGAGATCTTAATAAAAGCAAACCTTTAAAGGATTTGGTGGCAATTTACGATATTGAGGCCGTTAAAAACAGCATTATATCCGCATTTACTACCCAACCGGGGGATAAGGTGCTAAATCCTACCTATGGAATCGATTTAAGACAATACCTCTTTGAACCCATTAATGACTTCATTATCGATATTATTACTGATAATATTAAGTCAAAACTTCCCAGACACGAACCTAGGGTTGAGGTAGAGGAGGTTCTGGTGGATGGCGATGAAGACAACAATACCATCTATATTCAGATGAAGATAAACGTCCCATCCTTGGGGGTATATGGATTATCTATAAAATCTGAGTTGAATTCTGCTGGTTATTCGCTCCCATAATCCTAAATATATTTGTGAACGATAATTTAGAGTATAACCTACCGAATAATGCTTATGTCAATTTCGATGCGCTTTCATTGAAAGCCTACATGATTGACCAACTTAATAAAACTGGTAAATTTACTGACCAGAATTATGAAGGTAGTAACATGTCATCAATTATTAGTATTTTGGCATATTACACCCACGTTCTTCTCTTTTATTTAAACCAAACATCTTCGGAAACAATGTTCTCTCAGGCAACCATCTATGAGAACATGAACAAGATTGTAAAACTTCTGGGTTACAAACCTACAGGTAGACAAACATCCTTATGTCCCATCTCATGTGAAGCATCGGATGGATTGGCCACAGGTAGCTATGTTATCAGAAAGTATAGTTACTTTTTAGTAGATAACGTTCAATACACCTTCATGAAAGACTTCTCATTTGAGAAAGTTGGAAGTGGTGTGGAAGCTATTCAAACTCTAAACGATCAGGTTGTGTTGTTCCAAGGAACCGTTGGTCAATATCCAACATATACCGCCCTTGGAGATGAATATGAAACATTTCCTGTGGTTGTAGATAATTTGGTCGATTCAAATAACAAGAAATTCATCTCTCACGGTTCTATCAGCGTATATGTTAAAGAAGCCGATTCAGGAACTTGGAAAGAGTATGAAGAAGTGGATACTCTATTTTTAACCAAGGGAACCGATAGAGTATATGATCTTAGACTCAATGAAAATGGTCATTATGAAATCAAATTCGGTAATGGCGTGTTTGGTAAGAAATTAAACACTGCTGATGAAGTTTCCGTATTTTATATTTTGAGTGATGGTGATAGAGGATTGATTAGTAAGGGAGCCGTGGATGGTAATAAACTTTTCCTATACAACAACTCAACATTTAGTCAGATTTATAACGATGTTCGTGATGTGGGAGCAGGAACCATTATCGATCAGGCATACAGCACATTCCTATCATTTTCCAATCCCACAAACTCCACTCTTATTCAAGATGCGGAGAGTATTGAAAGCATCAGAAGTAATACACCAGTATTTCTATCATCACAACTTCGTTTGGTTACTGAGGAAGACTATGAGAGATTCTTTAAGAAGAGTATCCCCAATGCATTGAATGATGTTCGTGTGGTATCCAACGATGTGTTTATTTCTAGCTACATTCAATACTTCTATGATATTTGCGTAGATCCAAATAAGGTTAATAGAGTGATTTTAAACCAAGTCAACTATGCGGACTCTTGCGACTTTAATAATGTCAATGTATTTTGTGTCCCAACATTCAATATAACTGTTGATGAGGATTATCCAGACTTCGTTAGCAACAGCTATAAGACACTAATCAAAGATATCACTAAGGATAAGAAAATGATTAGCAATGAAGTTGTTCCAAGAGATCCTATCTATATGGCACTCGATATTGGATATAGTGATACTGACAAAACTAAGGATGTTTATAAGAACAGCAAATTAGTAATCGTCAGAGACAAAAACAACAAGAAAAACAAGGAACAGTTGAAGAAACAAGTCATCGATAAGATCAAGACCTACTTCAGCCCTCTTAATGTTAAGTTAGGACAGACAATTGATATTTCAAAAATCACCACAGACATTTTAAGCATAGATGGTATAACTAGTTTGAGAACTGAAAATACTGATGGTAGTGTTATCAACGGATTATCATTCATTATGTGGAATCCAATGTTTGAAGGAGTGGACGAAACACTTGTAACACAGACTAAGACATTAGAGTTCTTTAAATTCCCCTACATATATCGTCCAAATGGTATAGTTAATAGAATAGAAATCGTTGAAGAATAATGGGAACTACATTTACAGACTTTAGGGTTATGGACTATACCGATAGTGAGGTATTGTCAACTTATGCTTTATCCAGCACTCCCCTATTGTTTGTTCCAGAATTTAATATCTTCGAAGAGAAGAAAAATAGAGTAGTGTGGGACTTTGGTGATGGAACCATTTCTCGATCAACTTCCGCATATAAGTTCTACACTTATCCGGGTAAGTATACTGTTCAAATGATTGTATATGATTGCTATAACAATGCACTCAAGTCGACATTTGAAAAAGATATTGTGGTCATAGATTTTAAACCACTTACATTTGATTTGGATGTGTATAGCAAGTATGATGTGTATGGAAACGAATTACCAGCACTCTCAGCCAACACAAATCCTATAGTCTTCAAAAATGGTAAAATTTCAGGACCATTTGTTTTCACCGTTACATATCCTTATTACCAAACTGCACTAAATCTGTATTATACTGTAAGCGGAAGTTCTAGTGATAATTATGTAGATTTGGAAACCAATAAATATGCTCACCTAGATAATACCTATAGTTTTTATGATAAGATTTATAACTATGCAATTAGTAGTTATCAATACAGACATGTGGAAAAAATTATTCCAGAGACTACCAGTATATTTGCTAAGATAGATGGAAACCAAATTGTTATTTGTAAGTCTAGTGATGATGGTGCATTCTTCGTTGGATTGACAGGGACCAAATCTGTATACTTTAAAGATGACCAACCAAAAGATGAATTGGGCATCACCTTTAAATTCGATAAAACAGGATATAACTCTAAGGGTAGTTCTTCGGAAAACTTTATCAATAATCTTGGTATAACTACTCTTGTTAATGTTCTGGAAAATGAACCATACTCTCTATCCATAACCTCTAATGGGTTGGATGGTGAAGGATACGCAATTTCATCGTTTAAGATAAATCCAATCAAATTATACAACACTAAAATTCCATTCGTTATTAAGATGAAGGATGCTGAGTGGTATTCAGTAAAGAATTTCGACAATCTTGAATTGTCTGCTCTCAATATAAGCCTATCAGCAGTTGATGGTAGCTGGAATCCTCTAAGTGCAATCGACACTACTCTATACACAATTTCTTCTTTAAATACTACTCTTTCTGCACAAAATCATGGGTCGTCATTTAGAGGGTATATTCTGTTTACTGAGTCTGACAGTGTTCTTGAAAATGTTGTGATGTATGCCAACACCACATTGACCACGGACACTAGTTCCTATTACTTAAGTGCCAAGTCCACACCATTCAGTGTCTATCCTGACAACTATTATGATCTGTATAAGATAAATGAAAATTTTGATGCTACTCAAACTCTAAGAGACATTACCTTCCAAGAAATTATTCTTGAAAGCACTAAACTCTATGATGACTTTTTCGCGGGAATTCTGGGAGATGAGAATGCCGATCATGATGCTATTGGTCTGAAGGTATATGAGCGTATAGCAAACTTTGTGGATAATGCATCGGATGTTGATAGATGCACCTTGGAAGCATTAGAATCTCTATGTCAAAACATTGGATACAATGATAAGAATGAAGAGAAGTATGTGTATCCTGAAAAGATCAAGAGACTTCTAGACCTACTATCAATCGATAAGAATAGATTGTTTGGAACATCGAATAAATTTGCTGATAATTTTGACACTAAAGGATTGGCTGAAAGAACTAAGTATGGTTTAAACCTAGGCAGTCAAATTGATACTGCCACATACATTGTGTCTGCGGGAACTGATATTGTAGCTCTAGAAAAGTTCAGCAACAAATATACAAGACTGAATACATATCAACCTGTATCAGCAATGTCTGCTTTCCACTATGCATTATCAGCATATTCAACTGATTGGGGATGGCCATTGGTTCTTCCCGGTGTGTTTGATTTTGCAGATGTTGGTAAGTATTATATTTTCTTCACAATCAATGAAAGATATGATAATACCATAATGGATGTTGTTGCAGACTTCTACAACACAAGAACAACAATACTTTCTACTGTAAGTAAGAATGACTTAATTGTTGATGGCGGAATCTATGATAATATGTTTATCAATACCCTGTATAAATCTCTATCATTGATAGATTAATAATAGTTACCGTAAACACTATTATTGGTATTGTCCATATCGTAGACTTGTGTTCTACTGATAGTATCTGCGTCATCATCGTAGACTTTCGCATCTGATGTAAGTGATGGATAGAGAATAGATGATAGTTTTCCACTCAACAGATTGTCGTAAACCTGATCGTTTCCAAGTTCCATTGGAGCATTTGTTTCCATAGATGTTTCGTAGCGTTTAGCAGTCAATTTCCATACATAGTGACCCATGACAGGATTGATACCATCTTGAATACTTTGATCCAATGCTTCTGTAATAACAAAGATTTTAGCTCCACGATTTCCCGGTCTATCACAACCCAGAGCAGTGATTTCCATTAAGTCGTCTGCTTTAGGTTCATATCTTTGACCATTGTTGATCCATGCACTAGCAGACAATGCAGATAATGCTGCGAAATCTTGAATGGCGATATATGCAGTCACTTCATCTTCTGATGCCATACCCCATTGTGTTATACTAACACCTTCTTCCAATTCAATAAGTGCTTTAATTGCGAATGGACCAGAATACTCCTGTAATGGGTGTTCTCCATAAAGCATGTTCATGGCAGATAGATTAAATCCATTAACATAGTAATTTACATCAACCCCATACTTATAAATCTGTTCTCTGAAGTTGTTTCCAAAGATTGCTCTTTCTGCTTGAAAATTTGAGGGATCTGCGAACCCTTCACAATAGTTATATAGACCAGCAAATATATTTACTGGTGCTAGACATGAAGCTGGTGTTGTGGAGCATCCCATATACTTTATTTATTACTCTTGAAAACTCTTCCCATTGGTTTACCACCAATACTTACCATTTCAATACCGAATCCGCTATTCTTAACATTTTGAAGAATCTTACCGTGTTCGTATTCAATACCCATATCTGCTAGTTCAACTGGTGATAATAAACTACCGGGAACATTCATCTTAGGATTGTCCTTTTTATACTCTCCCCTAGTGGCAAGACTCTTTCCCGGTTGAACTCTGTTAGGATTCTTACCGTTGTGTGCCTGAAGAGATGGTGCAGGAGTTCCATCAGCAAGATTGTGACGATACTCTAAAAAGAACTGTTTGAAAGATTTCACTATATCTATTTAACAAAAAAGCCCACCGAATGGTGAGCTTTAATGGTTGATTGTTATTGGTTATTTCTTATTGGAAATAATCAGATGCTTTTTTGATGGTAGAACCGGGAACTTGGTTATTCTTACCTTGTAGGGCGGCAATTGGAGGAGTTCCAACTTTAGTTCCAGTTTCGTCAGTCACATCGGTCTTAGCAGAACCACCCTTTGGTTTTGGGTTTGCTCCAACCTTGTTGTCCTTACCTTGTAGCTTGCTGAAGTTCTTCTTAGGAGCTTCCTTGGTTCCTTCTTCTTCGTCTTCTTCAAAGGATGGTTCTTCGTCTCCGAATCCGTCACCTTCGCCACCGAAGTCTAGGTCATCACCTTCTTCGCCTAAGTCACCCTCTTCTTCTCCACCACCAAGAGCGGCTTGTAGAACATCCACAAGGGCTTGTGCAGTAGCTTTGTCGAGGGTTAGGGTAACAGTGTCACCTTCTTCCCCTAGGTCGTCACCACCTTCGTCTCCAAAATCAAATTCGGAATCTGGGGTTGCATCGTCTAGGCCAAGGGCATCCACGTCTTGATCTTCTACTCCAAAGTTTTCTTTGAGTAACTTACTATAAATTTTGTCAAATGCTGATTTGCTCATAATACTATTTACCTTTTCGATGTTAATTTTTTTCTTTTTCAGTGAAATTTCTTCGTCTTCTTCCTTACATTTACACTCTTTTCCATCTTTTTTACAAGTGCAACCCTTTTCATCATTTAATGCTTCATGAAACCCGTCAGTCTTAGGACCATCCCCTACAACATCAGGTTTTTCCTCAAATGCGCTTTTATTGGATTCTTTGATATTTTGTTTAATGCCATTAAGCATTTTTCCATAGATATCACCTAGTAAGACTGAATCTTTATGTTTCATATACCATTATTT